AGGCCTACATTCAGTACCGCGACCTCGTCGACAAGGGCATCAACGTCGCCATCGGAGATTACTTCAGTTTCTCGGACGTCTTTTATGAAGTCACCGAGAAGGTCTTCATGCGTAACATCTACGGCATGCCCGAGCACAAGGACGGCGTCAAGCTGATCGGTACCAAGGCCCGCGACACGCAGTTCAAGGCCCTGACGCTCGGGCCCACCGACATCGCCCGTCCCGAGGCCGACGCGGTGCAGACGACGTTCCATCAACAGCGCGGGCAGGCGACCAATGCCGAGGGCCCGACGGGCGACCAACGCGACCTGCAGAACCCTGCCGTCGTTGGCACGCCCATCACCGGTGCCAAGGAGGTGTCTCCTAAGGCGGCAGAATTCCCTGGCGATAGTGCCTTTTATGACGAGAATGACTGATGACGACCCGCTACACCGCTCGCTCTAAATCGCGCTTTCGAGTGCCGGGCCTGCCGTCGGGCTTTGGTACACTGCCAGCAACGACGAAGGACGGCGTCACTCTGCCCCCGGTGGGCATCGAGGACGTCGACCGTGCCCTGTTCAACCTGTTCAATGCCGAGATCCCGTTCGCCGTCGCGGGCGACGGCACTGACATCGCCAAGGTGCCCGTCATCATGGCGGCGGGTGAAAAGTGGGCCCTCAACAAGCGCATGCGTGCCGTCCGTGACCGCAACAACGCGCTGATCCTGCCACTGATCACCATCGTCAGGACGTCGATCGTGCAGGACGTGGGTGCTGACGTGACGGGCCGCGGCATCAACCAGCAGACCGGCGAACTGGTCATCCAGCGGCGGCTCGATAATTCCGACCGCAGCTACCAGAACCTGGTCAACAACCTGCTCAACACCCACAATCTCGACCTCTGTGAAAACCTGTACCCCAACCTCGACAACAACATCTTCGAGACCATCGTCGTCCCGGCACCACAGTTCTTCACCGCACAGTACGATGTCACCCTGTGGACGCAGTACACGCAGCACATGAACCAACTGCTCGAGCAGCTGATGGCGTCGTTCCTACCTCAGGGCAACTGCTGGCAGCTCAACACACCGAAAGGCTACTGGTTCATCGCCACCGTCGATGCCAACACCTATACGTCGGAGACCAACACCGACGACTACTCGCAGGCCGAGCGCATGGTCAGGTACAAGTTTGTCATCAAGGTGCCGGGCTACGTGCTGGCGACGGGAGTGCCGGGCGCACCCGTTCCCATTAGGCGCTACGTGTCAGCGCCGTCGATTGACTTTGTCGTCGCAGCGTCTAGCGTTAGTGACAACCTCGATCTGGGTGGTGGTGAGGACTCTGTGGCCGATCCTTTCTTGGGCGCCGATGACCCCACGTTGCCCCTCGATGCGGCGACCAGCAAGCGGCGCGATCAGCGCTTGACCAACGGCACGCGCCTGTACCCGGGTGCGGACGCCATCACACCTGAGGATCCCGCCTTGACAACGTACCCACGCGGTGTCAAGCCCCCGCGCTACGTCAAGGTGACGGGCATCGATAGCAACGGCAACACCGTCGTCAAATACGTCAGGGTCAAGACCGTCAATCCGGCAACGGGAGAGATGGTATTAGCCTCCGATGCGACGTTGGGAGGCCTGTCGATCGTCACTGTCGATGGTTGATGCACCTACCGAACGTCGATCGGGCTTTCACGCTTGTAACCGCATAGTTATGCTATAGCGATTCCACGCCGTTAGAGGAGCTCGGTAATGTCCGCACAAACGTTTCAATCACCCAACTTCTTCGCTCGGGAGATCGATAAGTCTGCACCCGTTCCACAGGGGCCTGTCGGTGTTCCAGCAGGAGTGATCGGCACTTCTGATAGGGGCCCGGCCTTTGTCCCGGTCACTGTCGGTAATTTCGATCAATTCATCTCGACGTTTGGTAACCTCGATCCCAATTGCTTTGGGCCCTACGCTGCCTTCTACTTCTTGGCCAACCGCAGCGCGCTGACCTTCATGCGCGTCCTCGGGGCGGGTGCTAACCAGAGCAGCTCCGACATTACGCGGACGTCGACGACGGGTCGCACCCTGAGCGCCGGCTTTCACCTCGACGGCGTGTCGCCGGCAGTGACGGGTGACAATCGCCACACGGGCATCGTTCAGTTCATCGTGGGCGTGCACACCCTGCAGCCCAATGAGGCATACGGCGCCGCCATCTTCACCGACAATGATTCCTTCCACGGTTCGACCGTCCGCCTCGTTCGCGGCATGATCATGACGCCGCAGACGGCTCGCATCATGGTGACCGACGGCAACCACGACTTGTCGGCCGCTGGGCAGATCAGCAAGTTGGTCGACTTCGGTGACCTGACGAGCACGCCAGGTTACTTCAAGTTGGTCATCAGTTCATCGTTGGGTGCCAGCTTCTACAACGACGACGGTAATCCAGGTTGCCGCATCTTGACGGCATCGCTCAATCCTGATGACTCGCGTTACTACGCCAAGTTGTTGAACACCAACCCCGACAGCTTCGTCCTCTACCAGCACCTGCTCTATGCAGACTTTGCCGTCGACGACGAGATTGCGACGGCCACGGTCGCCGGCATCCTGTCAGGAACTGCCAACACCAGCCTCAATAACTCCGACACTGCATACGCCGGCGCGCCCTACAACGACAAGTCGACGTACCTGTCATCGTTCGGCGCCTTCGATGCGCGGTTTCAGACGCCGACGTCGACGTACTTCATCAGTCAACCCTTCGGTAATACCGAGTACGATCTGTTCGCGGTGCAGGCCCTCGATGACGGCGCCTTCGCCAGCGACCTGTACAAGGTGTCGATCGCCAACGTGCAGGCATCGACCAACCCCGCCTATGCATATGGCACCTTTTCGCTGCAGGTTCGTCAGTTCAATGACACCGACGTCAATCCCATCATCCTGGAGCAGTTCAATCACCTGTCGCTCGATCCCACCGCGGACAACTACATTGCCGCCGTCATCGGCGACCGCCGCGTCACCTTCAATTTTGACTCCACGTTGCAGGAGGATCGCAGGGTCATCACCAGCGGAAAATACCCGAACAACTCGACCACGATCCGCGTGGTGATGAATGACTCCGTCAACAAGGGACTGATCCCGGCGATGGCACTGCCCTTTGGTTTCCGGGGCGCGCTGGTGCCCAAGACCAACGACACGCTGACGGACAACGCCTTCCAGGCGACCAACACCGTCCGCATCAACGGCATCTTGACGGGCAGCAACTTCGGGCAGCAGGCCCTCAGCGGTGCCATCGTGCCGCCCGTTCCCTACCGCAGCAAGGTGACGAAGGGTGCACGGCCCTCGCCGCAGCTGTGGTTGGGCCAACCAGGCCCGGCCGAGCTGTCGAGCCCGCTGTACTACTGGGGTACGCAGTTCGAGCGCCTTGACATACCGCTCGATCCGAACAATGAATCCATTCCCAACCCGTTGATCGCGTCCTACTCGCAGTTCTTGGGCATCGCCGCCCTCGACAACCTGGTCACCGGGTCAGGTGCTGACACCCTCAACAACGACAAGTTCAGCCTCAAGAAGGTTGCCTTCTCTAACCTCAGCATCAATGACCTGACGGCGTCGATCGACACTCACATGCGAGAGGCGGCTTACATCCGCAACGGTCGCAACGACGGCGCGCAGTACACTATCAACGACGGCGTCCTGGGCAGTAGGATCACCCTCGCGACGCTGTTGGCCAAGGGCACCGCACAGCAGTTCAATCGCTTTTCGCCCTACTTGAAGTTCACCAACTTCCTGCAGGGGGGCTGGGACGGCGTCAACATCCTCGATCCCAATGCCAAGCGGCTCAATGATCGATCGACCAGCTTCGATGCCGGTGGGCAAGCGGCCGCAGGCTTCATCAGCCCGGGTTTCACCGCACTGAATCAGGCGGGCTCGGGCCAGAACAACTCGGCGGTGCAGTCGTACCTCACTGCCATCAACGTGATGACGGATCCCATGCAGGCCAACCACAACATTCTGGTGATACCCGGCATTCGTGAACCCTTCATCACCGATTATGCTGGGACGGCGATCCGCAACTACGGC